TCATTCGGCCGGGTCAAAAAGCGTCATCTGATCCTTTCGCTGCCTGCGGTGCTTCCTGACGATTTCGTAGATCAGCCCTTCTGAAATTCCGAACTCCTGGACCAGCTTGTCGGCGTTCGATCCATCGTAGCGCTGCAAGATGTGCAACTCCAGACGCTTGCGAGCCAGGTCATCCTTGACCGGGAAAACAAATGTCAAACCGGCCCAGCGCCGATGCAGCTGGAACGCCACCTCCTCCGACTCGGGCACCGCCTTCTCCCGAGGAATCCCGTTGCGCACGAACGCTTCGACGATCAGTTCGGCCAGCTCGCTGAGCATGTTGTTCCGGCGGCGGATCTGCTGCGAACGGATCTCCTTCATTATTACCTCCGCTTGCTATCTGCGGCCGCCTGGAGCGTTTCCACCAGGGCCTTGAGGATTGGACGCTGCCGCCGCCATCCTTTCGGCAGCTGTTCCAAGCCGGCCGCCTGTTCTGGATGCTCAATGCCCAGGCCCAGGCAGAGCCGATCCACTTCAGCGAGTAGGTACCGCTTCTCCTGCTCGACATGCAGTGCCGCCAGGATTGCCGTGAGCTGATCTGGCTTCTTCAGCCAGGCGACCTTGGCCACGCCGAACATCTGCTTTGCGATCTTGTCGGCGTAACTCCAGGGCAGCCTCATCTCGGCCAACTGCGCCTCGATGACCTGGACCTCGGCGGGCAGTTGACTGAAGTTATGCGGCTTACCGGCTGCTCGCTTGCTGGGCTGTGGTTGCCAGCCAGGCGCTTGAACTCCGTCAGCAACTGCTCGGCTTGGCGCAGGTTCAGATCCCGCGCCGACCCCTTGCCGAACATCACCTGCAGCTTCTGCCGATAGACATCGTCCTGCAGGCCGAGCTGCTGACGAGCGATGTGGATCTTGCTGAGCAGCCCCTAGCGAGTGCCATGGAACACCTCCATGCCATGCCGACGACCCAGCCGGCGCAGCTCGGCATCGCTGACGCCCAGTTCGCGAGCGAGCCTGGCCGTCTGCGCGGCCAGCAGCGCCTGGGCGGCGATCATCCGGCTCAACCAGACCTTCGGGTTCACGCCAGGAGCCGGCTGCAAAGCCGGCACGGGCGCTGGTGAGCGTTGGGGCTCGGTCTTTGCTTGCGCGCGCGGTGCGGCAGGCTTGGCTTTGAGCGACGAGTTCTCGGCCAGGGCACCGTTGTATACCGGCGTCTTCATGGGGTTGATGACGAAAGTGTCCGGCAGCTCGCGCATCTTGTACCCGACTTTCTCGATCTGCCCGCCGCCGGCCAAGAACTGCTGAACCAGTTCGTCCAGCTCCTGGGCCTCCTGCCGCTTTACGTCAGCATCACGCCGAGGTGGATCGCCGGCCGTTGAGTGGTAGCGCTCCATGTCATTGCTCCAGCAAGTGCTTGGAAAGGGTCTGCTGGATTTCCTTCGCGCAAGCTCTCCAAGCCTCTTCCGAGACAATGGCATTGCGCAAGGAACCCTTCGGGCTGGCCAGAACGCCACTGCTGAACTGGTCCAGGGCTTGGAGAATCATCACCTGCATCAATGGACCTGAGCGCGAGTACTCCATCAGTTGGGTGACTACTTCGAGATTGCTAGCCATCTCACACCCCCTGAGTAAGCCGAGCTACGGCCTGGTGCCCGATCCCTTGGTGCAGCCGCGCGCGCTTGCCCGCGGCATACCCCGCTTCACTGGCCACTTCGTCACGTGCCTTGAGCTTGCGGCGCTTCATCTCGAACTTGCCGACGTCAGCGTGGTGCTTCGCCATGTACGCCTGGATCGCGTCGGCGATGTTGTCGTCGACGCCCGCGAACTGGTCGACCTTGGCGTACACGGCCTCGATCCATCCATGCGCGAAGGCATCTCCACGGGCCACCTTGGTGGACCGCTTACAGCGTTTCTGCGTGCTCAGGAAGTCCTTGCGCGCCTTCTGCAGCTGTCGCTCCAGCACCTGGTAGGCGTAGCCGGTCAGCTCCGGCGCCGCCGCGCAGCCGACGAACAAGAACGAAGCGCTTTCGAAATAGGAGGTGCAGATGATCAGGTGCGTGCCGAAGGCATGGCAGCACACTTGAGCGAGGCGCACCCGCCAGGCCGGCGGTTTTCCATCCGAGCCGGCGGGAACCCTGGCTTCGCCAGCCATGCTGGCCAGCACGTCGCCCATCTCCAGGTTGTAGGCTTCCATCAGTTTGTGGGCATGACGCAGCGCGATCTCGGCCTCGTTCGGGTTGGAACCCCGCCCCTTGGCCATTTCCAGGCACTTCTTGATCTTGTCGAGGATACGGTCCTGGTCCATGTCACACCCCCGCGATATCAAGAGGAATGGAGCGGTACTGGTCGGTGTCCCCGACCCGCTCCTGGATACGCACGTACGCCTTGGTGCTCACGACCTGGACAGCCTCGCCGATGGCCTGCATTGCACGCTGCCAACGTTCGTCATCGATCTGCAGGCGGCGCAGAGCGAGCACGCTGCCGGTGCGGATGTTCCCTGCCTGGTCTACGCGGAACGCATCGTTGATCAGTGTGATGACCTCCGCGCGAGCACCTTCCGTCCACTCATGGAGGCACTCGTCGATCAGCGCCTTGGCGGCCTGCAGGCGCTCGTCGAAGGCGATGTTGTCTGCCATGGCCCGAATGACCTTGTAGCGACCGTCGAAGCTGACCAGAGAGGCATTGCCCTTCTTGCCTCCTACCTTCGCTTGGTACTGCTCGGCCGACAAAGTGATGAAGGCCTCGATATCGCCGAATGTCGCCAGTTTGAAATCCAGCAACGCCTTGTTCAGAGCCTTCCCCTTGGCAACGATCTCCTGCACAAGGCGGTCGCGCTCCAGGTCGATGGGCTTGATCATTTCTTCAGGTACCAGGCGCCCCTTGGCGTCCATGCGGTACCCGGCGGGAACATGCACTGTTTGTTCAGCCATGGGAGGGTTCCTCTTCGGGATTCGGCACAACGCTCATCTCAGCCAGGGAGACGAACGCATTCAGGATGTGTCCGCAGTTGTTGCAGGTGATCACCAGTTCGATCAGGCTCGGGTCATGAGCTGCAGAGCCTGCGGTGATTTCGGGGTACGGCGTGCTGCACGCGGGGCAGTCGATTTCCAGAACATCAGCCATGGGGACGACCCTCCAGCTCGGTATCAATCTGCAGGTCGATCGCGTCACCCTGTGCGAGGAGCAGCGCCGTGGCCTTCACCAGGTTCGTTCGAGCGTCCAGGCTGGGTTTCCAACAGGATGGCTCGAACGGCCACCAGCCCGGCACCAGTTGCGTCAGGCACGGCTCTCGCTCTGGCTGGCAGATCTGCGTAACGGCTTCGTCGGCGTAGCAGGTAGCGGCCAGCGCAAGTTCACCGCCCCGGTGCTCGGCATCATGGTTGGGACTGAAGCCTTCCTGGAGGATCTGTCGCTGCCGTTCTGCCAGCACATCCCGAGCGAAAGCAGATACCGGCTGCTGGACCGGCATCGCGAAAAGGGCGATCACGTTCTTACCATCCTCAGCCCATTGCTCTGCTCGGTTTGGGTCAGCCGTGTGGTCCGAGATCCAGGCGCCGTCGAAAATGGCCCATGCCACAGGCTGTACTTGCGGTGCCCCATAGAGATGGGCTGTGCAGCTCATGAGGTCGGGGTAGCCACCAGGACGTCCCATTCGATGTTTGCCGTCCTCCAGCGGCACGCCGGCCTGGCAGCCGTCGCACTGGTTCCGCTTTGTGCTGTTGTTCATCAGTGCACCCTCCCAGCAGTCTGCTGCTCGGCCTTGAGGTGCAGGTAGTAAGCGGCCAACTGCTCCAGCTCGGCTTCATACGCCTCGTGTTGATAGGCCAGCTTCAACTCCGCCAGCTTGATCAAGATGTTGTTCGCGTGATTGAGCTGCTGATTCAACGTGTGGTTGATGGTCTTCAGCTCGACCATTTGCTGGTCCTTCGCGAACCCATCGCGCAGAACGTCCTTCAGGGCCAGGCGGCAGTCCTCTTCGCTCATGGAATCAACGTCCATCAGCGGGGTGTAGGCATGGGTGATGACGGTCATTGGTCTTGCTCCTTCACCGGGGTCGTCCAGGCCACATCAACACCGAGCAGGCTGACGACATGGACGGTGACCATCCCGCGAGTGGTCTGGCGAATGCCACGGATGGCGTTGCGGAAGCGGCGGTGCAGCCGCAACGAATCCTCTTCGCGGATGAACAGGCGGCGATCGAGCACCGACGTCTGCTCAATCGGAATGCCGGCCTGGCGCAAGGCGCGGGTGGCGCTGTTGACTGCTTCCAGGCAGCGGGCCAGCTCTGGCGTCAGTACTGTGCAGAGCGGCAGATGGGTAGCTTTCGGCTGCTCTTCAGGGAGGCGGCCAGTGATCGGTACGACGTTCATCTCACACCCCCTTGACCACATCAGCGGTAATGCGGCTTTCACCGATCTCGGCAGCCAGGTTCAGCGCTGCGTTGAATAGGTTTCCGATAGCCAACGGATAGAGCTGGCTGGTTCCGTCCTTGCCGGAGCTGGCGAGGCGTTCAACGATGGCGTGGATGCCACCCTGGTCGATCAGTTCGTCCAGCTTCTTGCCGGCGCGTCCGACACGAAATGCCAGGTGCTGCTCTACATCACCCGAGGGGATAGCCGGCAAGATGGCGATCTCGACCCGCTGGGCTACTTCGCGCACGTCGGCGTTGCGTGGCGACAGCTTGATGAGCAGTTCGGGCTGACCGATCAGGATGATGCTGAGCAGCTTGTCAAATCCGTCCTCGAACTGGTCGCGCATGCGCTTGAGGTGGTTGAGGGTCTGGGTCGGGATCGAGTGCGCCTCTTCGATGATCACGACATGACGGTTGCCGGCGGCGTATGAGTTCTTGAGGCAGGTGTGGACCTGGCGGAAGCGAGCTTCGGGGCTGGACTTAGGTGTTTCCAGCGGTGCCACGGCATACATGATGGCTTCGGCGATATGAGTCGCCTTCAGGGTCTTGCCCTTGATGTCGTTGGCCTCCATGCCAACTACGAAGGGGTCGATGGTGATGACCGGCTCGTTGCGCAGACGGTGGGTCAGATCGCGACGCAGAGTGCTCTTGCCGGCACCGGACTCGCCCACGATAGCGAGGAAGCCGTCATGGCGTGCGGTTTGGTACATCGATTCGCGGATGTAGCGAATATCGCCGCTGAAATACATGTCTTCGGCGCAGCGTAGATCGCCAAACGGGTCGACCATCACGCCGAAGGCGCGCTTGGTATCTGGCCGCAGGGATTGTTTTGCCATTAGCATGTCGGGGCACTCCTGGTTTTCGTGATTGGTTTCCGGGGCTGCAGGAGTCGCCGCGTTGGCGCGCGGCGACTCCACTTCTTCTTCCAAGGCGGCGATGTCGCCGTCTTGCGCACCAACGTCATAGAGCCAGTCGGCCATACGGCCCCACAGCTCCTGCTTGTCGATGGACTTGGGCCACTGGTCGTGATTGACCAACTGGGCGATGGCTGCCGGGCTGAGCTTCATCGCCCTGGCCAGATCAGCCTGGCCAAGGCTGAGGGTTGCGAGTACTTCCTTCAGGCGCAGCATTACTCACCCCCTACCAGGCGCAGGCTTGGGCGTGCAGGTGCCTGCAACTGCTGAACGATGCTGTCGAGTTGCTCCTCCATAGCGCCGTCCGGGTAGTTGGTCTTGAGCCACTCCATGGATGCTGGTGTCCAGGCTGTACCCATACGTGCGCGCAGCGCCTTGGCTAGCTCGATGCGGTTCAGTGGTTTCAGCTCGACCGAGGCCAAGCCAGCCACGGTGACGCGAGTCTCCAGTTCGGTACCGCGCTTGGGCAGGTAGGTTGGCAACACGGTGTTGGCCTGTTCCTTGAACGGATCGATCTCGCCGTTGAACGGCACTGCTCGCGACCTGATCGCCTTTTCTGCCTCCGTGACCGAGCTGGTGCCGGTGGCGAGTTGGTCCAGGTGCTTGCGGTCCTTCTGCGCGGCGGTCTCTGGCAAGGCTCGGTACTCTTCGCCAATCACCCGGCGAGTGGCAGCGTTAGCCGCGAACCCGTTGTCGTCACGCTCAACACGCTCGACCACCTGGTAGTGCTCGCGGCCGTCGTCTCCAACAAGCACAACCTGAGCGCTATCCGCATCGCGGAACGGGTTGCGGGTAACCAGCACCTGGTCACCGACCTGCAAGTGCTGGATAACGGATACGTCGTATTCGGCGCCGCGGAACGGCACCCGCAGCCGGGCAGAAACCTTGCGTTTCTCCGGTGCGGCAATGGCCAGTTCGCGCATCGTCTCTGCAGGCGGTGCAATGCGCAGTTGCTCAGGCTTGATCGTCATCCAGGCCGCGTAGCGAGTGCGGTGATGTCGGGTGTGGATGGCGGTGGCGTTGTAGTGCCGCATCCAGCGTCCGGCCAGCCCGTTGATCTCGTCCAGAGTGCGCGGTTTCTGCATCAGTTGCAGGCCACTTTCAAACTCACGCTCGACGATGTTGTGGGCCTGCTCGACCTGGCCCTTGGCGCGTGCGTTACCGACTTTGTTGATGATCAGTTCGATGCCCAGGGCGCGACACAGGTTGCGGAACATCGAGGAGGTCATGGCCGCACCGGGGTCGGTCATGATCATGAAGGGCACGCCATGGAACGGATCGGTATCACCGCGCTTGACCATCGCGCTGATCAGTACATGGCAGAGGTTCTCCGCGCTTTCAGCGCCGAGCACGTAATGCACGTACAGGGTACCGCTGGTGTGGTCCGTGATGACGTAACGCCATAGGCGCTGTTTCTCGATGCGCTTGAGATTCTCTGGCTTGCCGTCGTAGAACTCGGCCTTATTCATAGCACGTGCGCCGTCATTGGCCAGGTAGAACTGAGTGGAGATCGAGGCGTCGATCTGCCAGACGTGGTTGGGATGCAGACTGACCAACTCGACCGCTGGGGCCGGGCGCAGTAGTTGCTCAGGGTGCAAGCCATAGGCACGCAAGGCCCGGCCTATAGCGCTGAGCGACATGAGCGTGACTTCACCAGTACGGTGATCCACAGAGCCTGCGACGATCTTGCCGTTGTTGCGAAGACGCTCGACGGCGCGCTCCAGGGTGCTGAGTTGCTTGTCGTTATCGCGGATGGAGCGGATCAGCGTGGTACTGAGTAGCTCCGCCTCATCGCGAGTCAACGCTGAGGTGCCGGCATCGACCCGCTTCTTTCGGGGCTGGGTCACAGTGACCTCCTTCAATTTCCGGTACAGAGTCGCCAGGGAGATGCGCAGATCGTCCGCAGCCGCTTGGCACAGCTCTGTTCTGCTCGTGGTGGAGCGATCCAGCTCGTGTGCCAGGGCAACGAGGCGTTGAGTCATCACGGCGCTCATAGGCTTACTCACCCTGCTTGGCGGCTTCGGCCAACGCGGCCTTCACCGCCTCCTCGCTGTCATCAGCCATCCAGGTCGGCGTGGCACTGGCGGACGGCGTGGCGGGGATGTTGTATTCAGCGCGGATTTGCAGCAGTGCCCGCTCTACCTGGGCGAGCATGCCGGCGATGATCGGACGCTGGTCTTGCCCGGACTCTTCGCCTTTCTCGACCAGCAGTTGCACGGCTGGATGCAGTGCGCCGGCAATGGCGGCTTCGGCCGCGGTGGCTTGGTGGCGAGTTCTTCGCGTCGTTCGGCCAACTGCTCATCCATCGGCTGCACGACCACCAGCGGCTTTCGCGCCAGTTGAGCAGCCAGTTCGTCGATCTTGGTGTTCTTGTCGGCGTTGACCTGGGCGAGGGCCTTCTTGTCTTCGCGGGCTTCGCGCAGGGCCTTGCGCAATTCCTTGACCGACAT